ATAAATTAAAAACAGACCTTGAAATGACCTCATTTGAAAAAGAACTACTAGAGACAGAAATTCTTGAGATACAGGTTAATATGAATAATATTCAAAACTCTATATCAGGTGCTATTAGAAAGATGAATTTTTTTACTAATCAATACAAAAGTATACTTAAAAAACTAGGTAAAGATGATATTACTGAAGAAGAATACGAAAAGGAAGAAGCTAACTATCATGTTATGACTTGTATGAAACAGGCCTTAAATGCTGCCAGAGCAAGAGGTGGAGTTATTGACGAAGGGAACTTGATTTATCTCTTCGATATGGGTATAAACAGTGCACAGGCACAAGCTGAAATTTATGCATATCTTAAAATGGAAAATGATATGATGGATTCGGGTAAAGCGCCTACTCATGAAATGACCATGCAATGGTTAGAAGCGTGCGCGGCTAAATTTTCACAAGATGCAAATAAGTTTGCAGAACGTAGAGGATTTAAGTTGTACGATGAAGAATCGCTTAACACTAAATTAATAGATAACAAGGATACAACAAATGGCAAATAAAATAATTAAATATAATTTGACTAGTGCTGGCACTATTCCAACTTATATAGAAGATGGTGGATATTATCCAAATGCAAATAGTAATGCATCTCCTCAAGATTGGGATATGATTGGTGCAACTGTAGATGGATCAGATGAAACTGGATTAGGTGCATTAGCAAATGCAGCAGCAATAAAATCTTATTTAGATACTTACACATCTGAATGGACTGATGGTGTAGATGCCGATGGTGAAGATATTGCTTTTAACCAAACTAATGCAGCAAATGCAATTTGGGCTAAAAAAATAGGTTAGGAATTTAAATGGCTAACTTTCCACAATTAGACGACAATGTAGGCGTATGGAAACTGAAAGACGTTAATAACGCCGTTTCGGGTGGCTATTGGAGACAAGGTGGATCTCGTGGAATTTTTGCTGGTGGTAAAACTCCAGATAATTCTGATGTAATAGATTTTGTAATTATTGCTTCAGCAGGTAATGCAACTGATTTTGGAAATTTAATTGCAGCAAGAAATCAAACAAGTGGTATGTCTAGTCATACTAGGGGTGTAATGGGTGGTGGTCATGCTCCAGCTAAAACTAATACTAATATTGGTTATATTACAATGACCACAACAGGTAATGAAACAGATTTTGGAGATTTGACTGTAGGTAGATCTGCTTTTTCAGGAGCTTCAAATTCAACAAGAGGACTTTTTATGGGTGGTATGACACCTACAAGACAAAATGTAATAGATTTTGTAACTATTGCTTCAGTAGGTAATGCAGTTGACTTTGGTAATTTACAAACAGCTATTAGTTCGTCAGCAAGTGTTGTTTCTCCAACAAGAGCAATAAAAGCTGGAGGAAATACTCCGTATATAAGTGAAATAGATGTGTTAGAATTTTCTACAACTGGTAACGCTGCAGATTTTGGAGAGTTAAGCGCAGCAACATCTGATATAATAGGTGTAAGCTCATCAACTAGAGGAGCTTTTATGGGTGGAGATCAAAACCCTGCTAGTACAACAACAATATCTTTTGTTAGCATAGCTTCTCAAGGTAATTCAGTTGATTATGGTAATTTAAGAACAGCAGCAAAATATGGTGCAGGAACATCAAATAGTGTTAAAGGTTTATATGGTGCTGCTGGTGATGGGGCTGTAAATGTTATAGATCAATTTCAAATATCAACAGGGGGTACTTGCACAGATTTTGGAGACCTTTCGGTTTCTAGGCAAAATATAGCTTCAGGACAAATATCACAAGCACACGGTGGTTTAAGTGACGGGTATCAAGGAACGAGACCCATACCAACTGGATCAGGAAGAGCTTTATTTGGTGGTGGCTACACAGCAGGAGCAGCAAATGGTTCTGATAAAGTAGAGATGATTCAGATTTCATCTACTGGTAACGCTGCCGACTTTGGAAATTTAACTCAAGCAAGAGCAGCACTTGCAACAATGGGGTCTAGTACAACAAGAGGTTTAAATGCTGCTGGTTATTTACAACCAGGAACAGCTTATAATATAATAGACTCACTTGAATTTCAGTCTTTAGGAAATGCGGCTGATTTTGGAGATGTAGGTGCTACAAATTTTGGACCTGAAGGTCTTTCAAATTCTACTAGAGGAGTAATTGGAGGGGGAAACACACCAAGTAAAGCTAATACAATAGAATTTGTAACTATAGCTTCAGCGGGTGATGCTGCAGATTTTGGAGATTTAACTGTTGCAAGAGGACAACAAGGATCTCTTGCAAATTCTACTAGAGGAGTTTTTACTGGAGGAAACAGTACACCTAATGCAAGTAATGTAATGGATTATATAACTATAGCTTCAGCGGGTGATGCAACAGATTTTGGAAATTTGACAGAAGGAAAAGATAGAATGGGACCAGGTGCTTGTAGTTCAACAAGAGGTGTATCTTTTGGAGGAGCTAATCCAAGTCTTGTTAATGTCATGGAATATATTACAATTGCTTCAACTGGTAACGGAACAGATTTTGGTGATTTATCAGCAGTAAGACAAGACGTGGCTGGAACTTCAAATGGTGTAAGAGGAATTGTTGCAGGAGGAGAAACTCCTACAAGAGTTAATATTATTGAATTTATTACAATTGCGTCAACTGGTGATGTTACCGATTTTGGTGATTTTACTGAACTTAAAGATGACTGCACTGGTTTTTCAGATTCACATGGAGGTTTACAAGGATAATGGCTATTTGGGATATTAAAGAACGAAATAATTTAGCTAGAGCTAACCAAGCTAGTAGAGGTGATCGAGGTGCATTTGGTGGGGGTAATACGCCTAGTACAAGTGACATAATAGATTTTATACAAATTAGTACAGCAGGTAATGCCGCAGATTTTGGTAATTTATCAAGTGCAGATAGAAAGCATTTAAGTGCAGTAGCATCCAGTACAAGAGGACTTTATTTTGGAGGTGGAAGTAATAATAATATAGAAAATACAATAGATTATATTACAATTGCTTCAACAGGAAATGTTACTGATTTTGGAAATTTAGGTGGGATAAGAAGAGGCGGTTCGGGTGTTGGTAGTGAAACAAGAGGTATAACAATGGGAGGAAGTAGTGCACCTGGTTATGTAAATATTATAGAATTTATGACTATTGCTAATACAGGAAATGCTACAGATTTTGGAAATTTAGGTGCTGCTAGAAATGCTGGTGCTGGTGTTACTAGTCCAACAAGAGGAATTAGAATGGGAGGATTACAATAATATGGCGTTTATTAATATAATAGAATTTGTAACTATAGCTTCAACTGGTGACTCAACAGATTTTGGTGACCTTTCAGGTGTTAGAGCAAACCAAGGTGGAGTATCAAGTGCTACTAGAGGAGTTTGTGGTGGAGGAAGAACTCCAACTTTTGTAAATATAATAGAATTTATTACTATGGCTTCAACTGGTAATACTACAGACTTTGGCGATTTAAGTGTCACAAGAAATTATCTAGCGGGTTGTAGTAATTCAGTTAGGGGTACTTTTGGGGGAGGATATACTCCAGATAATTCTGATGTAATAGATTTTATAACCATAGCATCAACAGGTAACGCTGCAGATTTTGGAGATTTAACAGTAGCTAGAGATTATTTAGCAGGACTTGGAAATGGACATGGTGGAATTAATCAAGAAGTGATTCAAAGACCATCAGTAACTCACATGCCTGGAACTTCAGGAAAAGCTTTATATGGTGGAGGTTATTCAGGAGGTATGATTAATGTTATAGAAGAAATAAATGTTTCTGCTCTTGGTAATGCTCATGACTTTGGAGATTTAACAGCTGCAAATAAATATTGGCCTGGTGGTTGTGCTAGTTTAACTAGAGGTTTTTGGCAAGGTGGTACAGGTGCACCTGCTTTAACACAAAATATTAATGTAGTTGAATTTAGTACAAAATCAAATGCTATTGACTTTGGAAATTTAGCTGCTGTTGGTAGAGGTTTTTATGGTTTAAACAATTCTACTAGAGGAATTTGTGCAGGAGGAGCAGGAGGTAGTCCTGCAACAAGTCCTAATGCTGTTAATGTAATTCAATATATTACAATGGCTAGTTTTGGTGATGCATCAGATTTTGGTGATTTAACTTCTGCAAAATATAATGGCGCTGCTACAAGTAGTTCAACTAGAGGTGTGTTTGCAGGAGGTGTTCAAAAATCACCTGCTGCAATAGTTGATATAATGGATTACATAACTATAGCATCAACTGGTAATGCTGCTGATTTTGGAAATTTAACAGTTGCGCTTTATGGTAAAGCAGGTAGTGCTTCACCTACACGAGGAGTCTTTGGTGGTGGAGATGATGATTCAAATAAATCAAATGTAATAGATTATATAACAATAGCTTCTACTGGTAACGCTACTGATTTTGGAAATTTAACTGTAGCTAGAAGAAGTTTTGCATCAGCAGGAAATAGAACTAGAGCAACTTGGGGAGGTGGTTACACACCAGGTGCTTCAAATGTTTTAGATTATGTAACAATAGCATCAACTGGTAACGCTGCAGACTTTGGAGATTTAACTGCTGCTAAAACAAGTAATGAAGCAGTTTCTGATGCAAATGGTGGTGTTTAATTAATTTTACAAACTTAATATAATATAGTATACATTTTGCATGAAAGACGAATTGTTACAGATATTTCCTACACCAATTTTAATTACAAAGTATGAAGGTTCATTAGTAGATGAATTAAAACACATTGATACATTAGATTGGCTTGAACAAAAAGCTAATGGTAACTTTAAATCTAAAGATACTTATTTATTAAAACACGAACAGTTTAAAAATATAAGAAATTTTATTTATGAGGCTATAAATAAATTTACTAAAAATATATCTCAATCAGATCAAAGGTTAGTGGTTACACAATCTTGGATGAATAAAAATCCTAAAGGATCCAAGCACCATGAACATGTGCACCCTAATAGTATTATTAGTGGTGTGTTTTATTTTAAACAAGATCCTAAACTACCCCCAATATCTTTTTCTAAATCAATACAATCAGCTATAAAACTTGACCCTAAAAAATATAACAATTTAAATTCAGAAACATTTTTATTACCTTGCACGGATGGAGAACTTATATTGTTTCCATCTAATTTAAAACACAGTGTACCTATAAACATGAGTGAGGAACCTAGAATTAGTATGTCATTTAATACATTTAGTATTGATACATTAGGTAGTACAGATAATTTAACCCATTTAGATATAAGGAGTTTAATGAATGAGCACAATTGAAGATTATATATATGTTGAAAATCATATACCCACAGAGGTGTGTGAGTCATTAATAGATGAGTGTAACAAGAAAGAATGGAAAAAACATACTTGGAATAATTATGCTGAAGGTACAACTAGTTCTGAACCGACAAAAGAATTAGATGTAATGCCTTGTACTAAAGAACAACAAGATAAAATTACACCTTATCTTATTAAAGCATTAGAAGCGTATCAGGTTAAACATAGTGTACCAGGAGACAAGACTCAAGGACCATGGCTCACTAAATTTAGTCCAATACGTTTTAACAAGTATGAAGTAGGCACTATGATGAGAGAACACTACGATCATATCCACAGTATATTTGATGGAAAAATGAAAGGTGTACCAATAGTATCAATAGTTGCTAACCTTAACACAGACTACGAAGGATCAGAATTCTGTTGCAGAGGCAAAGAAATTAAGTTAAAAACAGGAGATATACTTTTATTTCCGTCAAACTTTATGTATCCGCACGAAGTAAAAGAGGCAACTAAAGGCACTAGATATTCATTTGTAAGCTGGGCTTTTTAACTATATAAAGGCTTTATGCTTCAAAAAGTAAAATTTGCACCTGGATTCAATAAACAAGTCACATCAACTGAAGGTGAAGGCCAATGGGTTAATGGTGATAATGTTAGATTTAGATATGGCCTACCTGAAAAAATAGGGGGTTGGGCTCAATTAGGTTCAGTTGATATTACAGGTCGAAACACAGCTATTCACCATTTTGTAAATACATCGGGTATCAAGTACGCAGTGCTTGGTACTAATAGAATATTGTACGCATACTCTGCTGGTATTTTTTATGACATACACCCTATTAAATCTACCACAACTTTAACTAGTGCATTTTCTACAACTAATGGATCAGCAACTGTAACATTAACTTTTGCATCAGCACATAATATAGAAAAAGGTGACATTTTATTATTAGATAATTTTACAGCTATAACAAATTCTAATTTTAATTCAGCTAATTTTGTTGATAATAAATTTCAAGTAACTTCAATTCCAACATCTACTACACTAACACTTACTATGGCATCTAATGAATCAGGATCAGGTGCATCAACATCTGGTGGTATTAGAGTAAAACATTATTTTTCAGTAGGGGTAGCTCAAGAAGTTGCATCAACAGGTTGGGGATTAGGTCAATGGGGTGGTACAGTATCAGGAACATTTACCTCAACACTTGCATCAGGAATTAATGCATCAGTTACATCTTTAACACTAGCAAGTGCATCATCTTTTCCAACATCTGGAACAGTGCAAATTGGTTCTGAACTAATTACTTACACAGGAGTTACTAGTAATACTTTAACAGGTTTAACTAGAGGAGCTGTAGGTACAACAGCAGCGATACATTCTTCAGGAGCAGAAGTAAAAGACTCTTCAGGATATGCAGGTTGGAATACAGCTGTATCAGGTGACGTTGTGACTGCACCTGGACTATGGTCATTAGATAATTTTGGTAACAAACTTGTTGCAACAATAACGGGTGGCGAAAGTTTTGAATGGGATTCAAACCCAACAGCTGCCAACAATACTAGAGCAACAATTATTTCAGGTGCACCTACAGCATCACAGTTTAGTACGGTATCAACACCTGACAGACATTTAATATTTTTTGGCACAGAAACAACTATTGGCAATAAAACAACTCAAGACCCGATGTTTATAAGATTTTCTTCACAAGAAGATATTAATACATATACGCCATCAGCTACTAACACAGCAGGTACACAAAGACTGGCTGATGGATCTAGAATTGTAGGAGCGATACGTGGTAGAGATGCTATCTACGTTTGGACCGATACAGCTTTATTTATTATGAGATTTGTTGGACCACCATTTACTTTCTCATTCCAACAAGTGGGTACTAACTGTGGATTGATTGGTAAGAATGCAGCCGTTGAAGTAGATGGTACAGCTTATTGGATGTCTGATAATGGTTTCTTTAGATACACAGGTAAATTAG